CATATATCATCATATGTTTTGTTAATTTCATTTGTATATAAAAGCGTATTTTCAAATATATGATTAGCACTGTGAAAAAGTGGAGACCTATATTTAACAAAATCAAGATTATGAGTTGCTTTATTTCTAAATTTACGAACAATATTTAGGGCACTTAATAAAACATTAGCTTTAGCATCATCATCTATATTAGAAGCAGATAAAAGCCGGAAATATATAAACATATCTTTTTTGTCTTTGGTTTTTAAATATTTATATATATCTGTTGTAGACGAAAAAGACACATTTTTGAATAATATCCATGGTGGAATGTGATCTTTTGTGTTTCTATAATGAGATGTTGGTGTATCATTGGTTTCATTACATAATTTTAAAGTATTATTTAATAAAGTTCTAAGATGTTGTCGTTTATCAGTATCATTAGAGTATTTGTAATTCTTAGGATTTAGATATTCAGTTTCTTTCTCAGATATGTTTTTGGCAATAACGTAAGATAGAATGGTTTTAAATGAGTTCTCTGCGTATCCAGCATATTTTACGATAACACCTTGAATATTTTTGTTAAATATATGTGTTGCAAATAACTGTTCAATTCCTAATCCTGGTATAAATACATCATCCTTTTGGTACAAATCTTTATAACCATTAACAAGGTCATAGTATGATATGGAAGATAATGCTTCAAGTGCGTAATCACGGTCATTTATAATTAAATGTTTTTCACTTATAAGTTTATTTATTTGTTCATCAAAAGTTAAAAAAGGTTTATCCAATATAGTTTTCTCCATAATAAAATAAAATCGAAAAAGCCTTACTACAAATATATGTAGCAAGGCTTTTTCTTCGCTGTCCATTTAAGTATCAGCTATTTAACTTGACTACATTATATTTGTAAGGAAACTAAAAGTCAATAATTTTCAAATGAAATTTTATATTATTTTAACAGTATCCCCTAAATTGATAACATTGTTTTGCGGTCTTCGTAGTTTTGTTATCTGTTCTTTATTGACAAGTAATGCTTGCTCAGAGTATATTTTTTCGGCTTGCTTAAAAGGATCGACAAATGAAGCAAAATTGACTTCACTCCTTTTTTTGCAAATTGAAAATTCATCAAAGACCTCTTGTATTTGCAATACGTCTTTAACGTGATCAAGAGTGCCAAGACTTTTGCCAGAATCAGGATCCGTTATTTCAGGACCTATTTCAACAACCTGAACATTTTCGCCTATGGTAGCACCTTTAGTTCTTCCATAGTTAATTAAAATAGAGTACTTGTCTAAAATTTTTATGACTTTAGCAGTTTTCATAATAATTCTCCTTAAAATTAATATTTCTGTCTGTTTTCTATCACTGAATCAAACAGGTAATAGTGGAAACTGTTCCCACATCTCCAACACATAAAATGCTGGTTCAAAGTCGATAACATAGTTGTCAACTTTAGTGTATATATTAAATCTTAAAATTAAAAGTAATATAATTTATTAAGGATTACATTTTTTACAAGCTGAATATCCTTGTTGAATCATTTCACTAGCAGAACCTGTATAATAAGATAGGTTTTCATCTTTTATTTTTTTGACTTCAGGACATGATGGTTTATGGAATTTTTTAGTGTGTGTATTAAGTACGTAAGTTGTTCTATTTTTTACAGAAGACTCCGTAGCATCGTTTTTGGAAGCTAGAGGTTGTGTTTCTTCAATATAAGGTTCTGTTGATATTTCAGTGGTAGTAGGGGTATCATTATTTGCTGATAATGTATTTTCTTGTATAGTAGTATTTTCTTTAGTTATTTCCCCAGTATCTATGTTTATTTGGTAGCTTGCTAGCAGCATACCAGAAAACATCAACTTGGCATCGTGTTCTTCATTTTTAACATATTCGTGAATGTCACAAAATAGTATATTGCCAGATACATGTAAGTTTGTTGTTGTATTATTATAAAAGTTTGTTATTCCATGTATTTCGTCTTTTGATTTAAAATATGTCTGATAGTAGGAAAGAGCATAATCTTGGATATTTACATTCTTAGAGAAAATAGCATGCCTCCAGTTGCCTGTCATATCATTTCTTACATAGTCATAGTAAGTTATGTCAAGTTCTGATATATTATTAGCGGTATCAATGCCTTGTGGGGTTTCCTCAATGCTAGCGGTAGTAGGTTGATTATTACTATATGTATCCGGATTTGTAAGGGCTGAAATGAAAGCGCAAACCCATATAACAATATAAAACCATAAAATTACATGCACCCATTTTTTAGTGTTTTTAAAGTTCTTAAATAGTAATATGTAACCAATAGGTGGTATAAATATGAGTAGTAATATAGTAATTACTTTCTTTGAAGTACTTATTTGTTGTTTTTCTTCTGTTTCCATATATAAATCTCCTTTTTAATTAGTATTTCTGTCTGTTTTCTACTACTTTACCAATAATTTTAACGGGTTTATTTATAATTTCTTCATTAGTAAAATACATAGGCTCAAATGCTGGATTGTTAGGCAGCAGTCTTATGCCATCCGCATACTTCATCAATCGTTTAACTGTTGCATCATTGCCGTTAACCATAACGATAGCAATATCTCCGGATTCACAATCATCTTGTTTCTTAACAATAAGAACATCACCTTCACATATTCGTGGTTCCATAGAACTGCCTTTAACTTTTAATCCAAAGTATTCGCCTTTGGAGGCAGTAACGGAGTCAATTTCTTCATAATCAATAATATCCTCTATGGCTTCAATAGGAACGCCAGCAGGTACTGAACCAAGAACTGGTATTCGAATACCTTTTGTGTGGTTTGAAAAATCTTTGTCATCTAAAAGGTCAGATTTTCCAATATTAAAGTAATCAGCAATTTTTTGTATTTTTCCTGCACTTGGAATTATTTTTCCAACGCACCAAGTGTTAAATGTTGTAGGGCTATATCCGAGCTCTTTAGCAATTTCTTTTTGAAGTTTGCCACTTTGTTCAATGTATTTATTGATGTTTTTAGAAAATATTTTACGCTGTTCATCATCTGTCACTTAATTAATCACCTCCTTGCTTTAATTGGATTATACGACATAATATTAATAAATTCAATAAAAATCCTAAATTATTCGGATTAAGTGTTGACAATCCTAAAATATAGGATTATTATAATCGCAGAAAGGAGGATAACATAATGTTTAGTATGTGTGAAAAACCAAGAATATGTTTAGCGGCTGCTAGAGTTAATGCTGGTATGAATCAACGAGAAATGGCTGAATACATAGGAGTAGATGTATCCACAATAACAAATTGGGAAAAAGGAAAATCAGAGCCTAATGCAACTCAATTAAGAAAAATAAGCGATATTTCTAATATTCCTATGGATTATATTTTTATACCCGAACAATCCTAAAAAATAGGATTGAGGTATAGATTATTCATTTTCAACAGAGGAGGTGTAAGAGATGTATATAAGCGAAGCCGCGAAGTTGGCAGCAGAGCAAGGAAGACTAATGGTAAGAAAAAGTATTATATCAAAGTCAGATACCGTGTTTGGAGCTGTACAACCAACTAATTCTTATGAAAGGTGCAAACTGATTGTGTTTAAAGAAGATGAAACCCGCTCATGCAGATGTTGGAACCCTACACAAGCGGATTTGGTTGCAGACGATTGGGAATTACTAAGGGATGAATTTACAAGAAGTACATATCAAGGAGGCAGATAATGACACCACCAAGCTTATATATAAGCATTCCATCAATAATCCTATTGGTGGGAGCTCCTATAGTATGTTGGCTATGTGAGGGTAAAAGACCTTGGCTGTGGTTTGGAATGTCGATAATAGGTGAGATACTTGCAATTCCAAGTCTGGCATTTGCAATTTCATACTTCACGAGATAGTTGGAAGATGCAAGCGTTGTACATTTTATCAGATATTTCATCTGTACCATTTGTACGAACATAATTACCGATTTTTATAAGTTTTTTACGAGAACGTTTCCATTTACAAAGAGGAATTAGTTCCATACAAGTTTTATAAAAACTTCTGCAATATCCTGTTCGATTTGGGTCATCAGGGCAATCAGCATATAAATCGGTGAATTTGTTTATAAGACCAATTTCCTTTCAAAAATACTCGGATACGGCAATAGTCTGTGATTAAAGTATATGAGTAAGGATGGAATTAGGCAAGATTATTTATTTTCAACAGAGGAGGTGTAAGAGATGATGAACGAAGAAGATAAAGACAATCTGGTCGAGTTAGCTGTGACATTTATTAATCTTCAGAGCAAAGATTTTGATGAGAGTTGCCAGAAGCTTTATGAAAGCATAAAGGCTGGGTGTTCAACTTATGGTGAAGTACAGGATTGTATATACCAAATAGGTTATAACAGAGCATTTAAGGAAAACAGGTCACATTACATAACAGCGGCTAAGCTTGCGTTACAAATGTTGTATGACAATGACGTGAGAAAAGAAAAAATTCAAGGTGGTTCTGATGAATAAAGAGAAAAAGAAATTAAAAGCAGAAAGACTGAAAAGTTTTCAGGAATTTAATCATTTATCAGATGATGAGATGTCATTGTTTGTTTATGTACATAAAAGGGAAAATGTGTACAAGGTTATTATTGTAATCCTAATAATCGTAATACTAGTACTGTTAGTATTGATGTGATTATGGATACAACTATGGGTGTTATGAAAGATGAGAACATTCCTCTTACAAATATTTTTCTGCAGTGTATGCAATAGCGTTTGTATTTTTGCGTGAGATGATATGTACCTGCGAAAGTATAAGGAATCAATTCTGAATTTGATGCTGCAAGATCTGGTTCAATAAATTCGATTTCAAGCAGATATTCAGAATCTTTACCGAGGAATTTATCATTGGCGTGTTTTATGAATCGCATGATAAATAATTTGTATTTTTCAGTTAATGTAAGATTTATATTTTCAAAGTTATTCATAAGCACCTCCAAGTTTTTTATTTATTGTAACACATTCCACTTAAGATGACACAGGAAGATGTAGCGGATGTGATCCGTATGTCAGAGGAAAATGCATAAAGAGGTGAAGATGATGCCAAATATTAAAAAAATTAAGACAGCGGAAGCTGCTGTAATAATGGGATGTAGCCCACAGTTTGTCAGAGTTGGGATGCAGAGAGGAATATTAGATATTGGTAATGCTATAAAGATGTCCTCTATCTGGACTTATAACATAAGTGCAGCGGCACTGGCTAAGCGACAAGGTATGACAACAGAGGAGTTAGCAAGAACTCTTGAAGAGATAAGAAAAAAGGATACATAGATGGTACATGATGAAGGAGTAGGAAGCTTTTACCATGATACTATAGAGAAATATAGCCCTGAACAGCTAATAAGGTAATAAAAAAAGGACAGTGACAAGCACTGTCCCTCAGGTGCAAACACCTATAAACAACATAATTATAATAACACATTTTAGAAAGGAATGCAAATACTATGAACAACAAAAAATTAAATAGTGTGAAAGCAGTTGCAAAGGATTTATCCGGAGCTGCTATTATGGCAGGCTGCTTTTATGGGCTTATTTTACTAGGTCTTTTTATTTAGGGTTCGCTGCAGCATTCAGAAGGAGTTATGTATGGAATATGAATTTGCTGCAACAAAGAATGAATTATTAAACATTGATGGAGTGGAGCATATGCAGGTCAGGAAACCTTATTACAATGATCATAAGGGTGTTATATATGGAATATGTCCTTATTGTGGATATAATGTGCAGCGTGTGTGGAATCTTAGTTTCTGCGGCACCTGTGGCGGAGCTATCCATTGGCATAACATATTTGTTCCTGGCATAGGCGACATTCAATAGTGTGGAAAGGAGATGAAGGATGTGTCTAATAAGGATAAGAGGTTATTCAGCATAGTTGATATAGTGACCGGAGATATTATTGATTATGAGAAGTCTGTAGAATATCTGGCGGATAAATACAAGGTAAGTGTAGGCAGACTGCTGATGTTAGCTTCTGAAGAAGCAACTTTTCGCAACAGATATGCGATTATTTGTTTACCTGAAAAATTATTGATTAAGAAGTTCAAGAGTGAATGGGAAAATATTACAGCGCAGTTGCTTGAAAAGAATGCTGCAGGAGCAAGAATTTATTACTGATGGAATTAATTGGGTAAGAAAAAATCCAAATTAATAAAAATAAATCCAAATTGGTAAGAAAAAATCCAAGTTAATAAAAATAAATCCAAATTGGTAAGAAAAAATCCAAATTGACAAGAAAGCAGGTAATGATGGATAAAAAAGAATTATTAATTTTGCTTATGCTTAGGGAAAATAAAGCGTTTGGAAATGCCACGGCAATGTCATTACAGGAACTTGTATCTACGGATGGACTTGCAGGTTATAGAACTAATACGCTTTATAAGAGTGTACAGAAGCTTTTAGAAGCTGGGTTTATACAGCATGGTCTTAAAGATGGACATGCTAACACATATAGTATTAGCAAAACTGGTTTAGAAAAGATAGGAGAATTTGAAGTATGAAAGACATTGGTTTTATAGGAGTAGGACAGGCCGGAGGCAATATAGTCCAGCTCTTTGAACAGGAAGGTTATCCGGCGATGTATATTAATACGTCCAAGGAAGACCTTAACACATTGAAGGATAGTAAGTATGTATATCACATAACAAATGGCGAAGGTGCTAATAAGGACAGGGATAAAGCTAAGAAGCTTGTAATAGATGACTATGATAATATAGCAGCTATGGTTGATAAGGTTATGGACTGCGAGATATTGTTTGTTGTGTTTTCATCCGGTGGAGGTACTGGTTCTGGTACAGGTCCTATGCTGATTGATCTTATGCTGGATGAAAACAGAAAGGTAGGAGCTGTTACAATTCTTCCAACTTCAGATGAGTCTATAAAGACTAAGTATAATTCTTATGAGTGCTTCAGAGAGCTGCTTAGTCTTGATAAGATGGCATCTCTGTTTATCCTTGATAATTCTAAGGCAGATAAGTTTTATATTAATGATCGGTTTTTCAGGGTGTTTGATGATTATGTTAATATTCCTGATCGTTATTCTTCTCAGAAGGGTAACATTGATGATGCCGAGATTAAAGAAACTTTATTAACACATGGCATGAGCTGTATATATAGCGATTACGACACCAGTATGACTAATCTGCCTAAAAGTATCTTTAGTGATATATATGCTCCAATCGAAGGAGATAAGGTTAAGTATATGTCATTGGCAGCAGATGATAGTGTTAGTAGTTTTGAAGAGCTGCATAAGGCTGTAGGAGTTCCATATGATGAATTTAGGACTTATACAGACAGTGACTGTATTCTAATGCTTGCAGGACTTAATTATCCGTTATCAAGGCTGGATGAGCTACATAGTGATGTATTATCTGGTAAGGATATTATTATTAACAACACTACTGTGAACAGGCAGGAACTAAAGGATGATTTTGATTTCGTAAAGAAGTCGCCTGGAGCTATGCCAAGAGCAGAACCTCAGTCAAAGAGAGATATTATGGCTAAGTACCTTAAAAGATAGGAGCATATTTTATGGCAAGACCAGTTAAGAGTAATCTTGATTACTTTCCTTTAGACTGCAATCTTGACCAGAAGTTTCAATTACTGGAAGCTGAGCATGGAATAGCTGGCTTTGGTATCATAGTACGCCTTTTTCAAACTATATACGGAGAAGAAGGGTATTACATGAAGTGGGATAAGGATTCACTTATTCTGTTTGCAACTAAAATCGTCATGGATGGTGACATTAATTACAAGACAAATTTTATAAGTTCAGTGGTAAATACGGCACTGAACAGAGGTATCTTTTCAAAAGAAATGTACGACAAGTATCAGATCCTAACAAGCAGAGGAATTCAGGAACGCTATGCCGAAGCATTAAAACGTCGTTCAAAAATTTTTTTGGAGAATGCATACCTTTTATTAAAGTCACCCTCAAATGTAGTAAATGTTGCAGAAACAAAGGTTAATGTTGCAGAAACTAGTGTTAATGTTGACAATAATGCAACAAAGAAAAGTAAAGTAAATAAAAGTATATATAGCGCGCACGCGCGTAACAAATTTAATAATTTTGAGCAGCGTGAAAAAAGAGATGAGAGTTTTTATAATTCGCTTCTTGATAATTCAAAGGAGACAGGCTGATGCATAGAGAAATTAAAGAGATTAACAGGTGTATTAAAAAATATGCTCATCAGACAGTTAAGGCACAGAAGCTTAATACTACGGATAATGAGCACTACAGATTACGCATAAGGACACTTAGATATCTGATGATGTTAAAAATCCTTTTAGTGGAAATGGATGCGGATCAGATAGGTGAGCTTATGTTAGAAGCTGATAGAAGGATAAATATTACTACATAACTATCTACATAGCTGAATACTGGTTGATTATAATATCACAATTATTTTTATAACCGGAGATAGTGGAAAGCGGGAAATAAGTAATGGCTAAGCTAAGCAAAGAGGAGCAGGCACGAAGAGAAGGTATGTCATATGCCCTGAGAGTTGCCAGGGAAAAGGGTATAGATGGACTTGAAGAGGAACTTAGGTTTAGACAGGCATATGATGTACCACTTAAGATATCTCAGACAGAGCTTGAGCATTTTGCAGAAACAACTAAACAGACAATAATGGATACGGTACTTCTGATGAGCTCGTACGTTCTAAGAGATAATTTCGGCTTCGGAACTAAGCGTATGAACAGATTTATACAGAAGTTCAATGAATACACAGATAACCTTGTTGGTGGATATGTGAAGTGGAAAGATATAGCAGAAGCTATGACAGCAGAAACTGGTATTGAATTTCACATAAGGTCTGATGATGAAGAACTGAGGTGCTGATATGACAGATGATTATGAATGTGAAGGACAGATGAATATATTCGAATTCCTGGCCAAGGAACCAGAGGCGAATGATTCCTGGGAACAAGTGGCCGGAACGTGTAGGAGGCATATATGGAGAGATTAACAAGCAACAAGGCAATATCAGATATGTCAATGATTGAACTGGCATATAATTGTTGTTATGCAGATAATGATGGCAATGCCAGATATAGAAATTACGGGTTGGATATTGATAGCAGAAAGTTTGTAAGAAGTCTTATCAAAGATATATGTGAAGATGATTTATCGGATATGACAGATGAAGAATTTGATGAGTATATGAGTGAAATGTTATCAATTGAACCTGATAGCCAGATAGGGTTATTGGCATTATTTTATCGTAATTTATGGGCTATGGCTGATTTAAGAGAAAGACTTAAATATTACGAAGATTTAGAGCTGGATGAGTATATTGAACAGGGCAGACTTCTTAAATTACCCTGCAGCATAGGAGATAAGCTTTACTGGATAGATACAGAAGATGATGAAGGTAATGTATGTTTATGTATCAAGAGATATGAAGATTATGAACCAGTAGTTGGATTCTCCAAGTATAAGAATGGAAAATTATATGTTCATATCGGATATGAGGATAATCCACCGTTAGAGATTGGAAGTGTGTATGCTTTATTGACAATAGAAGATGCGGAAAGAAAACTGGAAGAACTGAAGTTTAAAAATGCGTATATGAAATTATCTGAGAAAGTAAGAGGTGAAGAATAATGGCATTTTGCAGATGGTATCAAAAACAACTTGAAAATGTAACGGAGTATGAACAAGAACAGTGTGAGAAAATGGACAGGATTGCATGACTTGTCCTGATTTGTTAATAAAAGAAAACGTAATGGAATAATTTGCAGATAAGTGCGAGGATGATGGTAAAAGTAAGGCATCAGTTATAACCGAGCTTATGAGATTGTACATTTCTGGAAAGATTGTGTTATAGTAAATATGCAGTATCGGCTTCTAAAATATAATGTTTGGAGGTCATAGTAACAGATGGGTAGAAGAATTAAGTATTTTGCAGGTCAGCACGAAACGCAGCCAATTAAGGATACCAGAGAGATAGATGCATTATATAATTATTTTATGCAAAAACAGAATAATGCAAAGTCAGATATTAAGAAGTATCAGGCTGACAGGGATTATATGCTGTTTCACATTGGACTTAATACAGCTTTCAGGGCAGAAGATTTATTGCAATTAAGGGTAGCTGATGTTGTTAAGGGCTATGTACAGATAAAAGAAAACAAGACTGGTAAGATGCAGAATTATCGTATGAATAAACAGTTGCACCAGGATATACTTGATTATATAAGCAAGTATAATCTAAGTCTGTATGATTATCTGTTTCGAGGACAGATGAAGTATTTTAATGATAGGTCATATATATATCCTATCAACAGGCAGCGTGGATATCGTATAATTCATAATGCTGGAGAAGCTATTGGTATTCCTTATACATTCGGATTGCATAGTTTGCGTAAGACTTATGGATATCAATATATTAAAAATGGTGGTAATGTATTAACACTTATGAAGATGTATAATCATGATTCACCTGATGTAACTCTTAGGTATGTGCAATGGGGACGTGAGGATGCGGAGCACGATAGAAAGGAAATGTATATAGGACCAGGAAAGCATAAGAAGATGTCATAATTGTGTGATATACAGAAAAATGCGAATTATAAATGACAAGCTGCTCTTGTATAATAAAAAGAGCAGCTTGTCGCACATAATCTTTATCTTTAGTTGTGCTTTATGAAAATATCATAAAGACAATTAGATACTACATTAAGTATCAAATTAAATACAATTTCAAATATTAGATTATTCATAATAAAAAATCTCCTTTTTGATTTTTTGAAAGACTAGATATTTCTTTCTGATTAAGATATAACAGGCAAAAAAAATTTTTTTAAAACTAACAGCAAGCAGCCTTTTTAGAGCTGCTTTTTTTATGTACAGATGATAATACTTATCCACAAAAAACAGAGTTATTAACGAGTTATTAACTTACGGTATACTTTTTGTAATTGAGATAAAATTGAAATATAATTAGAGCATAGAAGAAACAAGGGTTTGAGAATATTTCTAAAGGCTTATAAAAAATTATACACTTTTAGGGATTATGTATACTTTATTAGAGGTGATAGGATGGGGTATGAAGACAAAAAAAGATATCTGGATATGTACAGGCATTATGTATCAAGGATGAATAACTATCAGACTGAGATTGATTTTATTAATTCGCTGTATGGATTATCGTTATCGGGAATATCTGATATGCCAAAAGCACATAACCAGAGCGACTTATCAGACCGGATTATTAAAATTGATAATGAAACAAAGAAATTTATAAACAAGTTAAGAAAAGAGGAAGAGATAGCAGCTACAAAGGCAAGAGAGGTTCTTACTGTTATTAATACAGTCCAGGATGAAACAGATAGGAGAATATTAATAGCTAGACATATACAGCTTATGAATATGAAGGACATTATGAAAGCAGAAGGCTATTCACGCAGTGGACTTATAAAGCGCTATAAAAGGGCTGTTAATTCAGTACAGTTATAAAAATATTAAAAAAAATAAAAGAGTGTACACCAGTACACATTAATATGTGTTATTTTAATATAGTCGATACTGCATCGAATCCTATCTTTTATGCATTGAGCGCTAGAAATAGCGCTCTTTCTTTAAGATAAAAGCAGTAAGACCTATGACATATACGTGAGGCATAGTAAGGGCAATATGATACAGGATGATATTGATTATGTAAAAGAGTGCATAAAGAATAATGAGGTGCATCGTTTTTATATATGGAGCAAATGGTTAAGAGTCCGGAAAGAAATACTTAAGCGTGATCACAATGAATGTGTTGACTGTAGAGCTGCTGGTAGATATACGAAAGCAACTACAGTACATCATATTAACTATGTAAAGCATCATCCTGAGTTAGCTCTTGAGGCTATGTATATAGATGACAAAGGCTGTGAACAACGTAACCTTATAAGTTTGTGTCACGAATGTCATGAAAAAAGGCATGGGTATAGACAAAAGAATTATCGGGCACCATTGACAGAGGAGCGGTGGGATTAGATACCCCCGGGTAAAAAAATGCAAAAATTTTTGGCTCTGACAAATACCGGTGCAAAACTCGACAATCCAGATTTGCCTTGCACATTATGTAAAAAGTGATTTTATAGTTTTTAAGGGTATGCGTAACATATTTATAATATATATGCATACAGATACAAAATTGCTGTTTCAATTTTAACTTTCAAGAATTCAGAGAGGAGGTATGTATGGCAACGATATCACAACGTATCAGGTGTTCATTAATTGAGCAGCTCAATCGTAAAAATGCAAAAGAATATCACTTTGAAAAGCTTGTTGATGATTATTGTGAATTGTATGATATTAAAGCCAAACTTATCAAAGATGTTAAAGAAAATGGTGTAACCATAACAGAACTTAATGTTAAAGGTTATGAAGTCCACAAAGCTAATCCTGCAATCTCTGAAATATCTAAAATCAGTGGAGCTATGCTTAAGATACTTTCGCAGCTTAATATATCTGCAGAAGACAATATATCCGAGGGTGAGGATAAGAATGATACCGGATTATAGGATACAGAAGTACATTGACCTTGTAAGAAAAGCTCCATACAAGATGTGCGAAGAACAGTATCAGCTGTGTGACATTATTGAAAAAATATTTGAAACAGAGGAACTTGTTGTTGATTCAGAACAATTAGATAAATATTTAGCCTTCCAGAAATACTTTCCATTCGATTTACTCGACTGGGAAGTATTTTGTTTTGCACTGCATAATTGTGTGTATAAGAAAAATGGACAGCTTCGGTTTCCAGTACTGCTTATATATGTGGGGCGTGGTGCCGGAAAGAATGGATATCTAGGTTTTGAAGATTTCTGTCTGTTAACACCTGTGAATGGTATCAAGCACTATAACATTGATATATTTGCTATGTCTGAACAGCAGTCAAAAACCTCATTCAAGGATGTATATAACGTGCTTGAGGAAAATAAAAGCTTTATGAAAAAGTACTTCAAGTGGACGAAGGAAGTAATAACAAATATTAAAACTGGTTCAGAATTTGCCTTTAATACATCTAATCCAAAGACAAAAGATGGTTTTCGACCTGGTAAAGTTGATTTTGATGAATATCATGCGTATGAGAATATGAAGCTGGTTGATGTAGCTGTTACTGGCTTGGGAAAAGTTCCATTTCCAAGAAGAACAATAGTTACCACTGATGGAGATGTAAGAGATGGACCTCTTGATACTATGCTTGATAAGTCGCGCAGGATATTAAGTGGTGAATTGCCTGATAATGGTATGATTCCATTTATATGCCGGATAAAAAACAAGGATGATATCAAGGATCCAGAAAATTGGCCAATGGCCAATCCATCATATCCATATTTTGCTAATCTTCAGGAAGAGATGAAGCTGGAATATGATGATTATGTTATAGATCCTCTTGGTAATGCATCTTTTGCAACTAAAAGGTGTAACTGCCCTGGCGGAGCTATCAGGGAGGATGTGGTTACTGATTGGAAGAACATAAAGGCGACAAATATTATTATTCCTCAATTCGAGCATGGAACTAATGCTGTGGGTGGACTTGATTATGCCAGCACGGAGGATTTTGTATCTGCGGCAATCCTTGTTATTCAGGATGGAATAGATTATGTGCATCAGCATACGTGGATATGTGAAGCAAGTAAAGATTTGCCACGTATCAAGGCACCGCTAAGAGAGTGGGAACGCAGGGGATTATGTGAATTCGTAAAAGGTCCTGAGATTAGTCCGGACTTGCCGGCACAATGGTTTGATTCTATGAATGAACGCTTTAACATTTTAAAGATAGGCATTGATAAGTACAGATATACACTTATGTCTAAGGCACTAGCTGAATACGGATTCCTGGCTGATAAGGATGGAAAAATAAAGATAGTAAGACCATCTGATGAAATGCAGCTTATACCAACGCTTACAAGTCTGTTTAATAATAACAGGATAGCAGTTGGTGATGATCCTATGATGAGGTGGTGTATTAACAATTCTAAGAGAGTTACATCATCTGCAGGTAATATGACTTATGGAAAGATTGAACCTAAGTCACGTAAAACGGATGCATTTAAGGCATTGGTGGCAGCAGAGATATGCAGGGATGAGCTTATTGCTATGAATGAGATTAATCAGACAATGTTCAACACTATGAATGTATATACATATTGATTGATATTAACAATGACAATAACGATGGGAGGTGAGGGCATTGGGAATAAAAGCTTTTTTTACAGATCTTTTAACAGGTAAATCCAGGGAAGCTGCTTTCAGGCAGGAGATGGAAGCAGTATATGATTCGTCTGAGTACCAGGCTATATCAGAATGTATATTTGATATGAATATTGGCATTAATATGATTGCAAATGCTATTGCAAAATGTGAATTCCAGACAAGGATCCGTGGCAAGAATGTAAAAAAAGATGAATATTATCTATGGAATTATGCACCAAACAAGAATGAAAGCTCAACATATTTTATAAAAAAGATGGTGTCGAAGCTATTAAAGAACAACGAATGTCTTGTATATGAACTTGCAGGGCAGTTGTTTGTCGCTGATGGATATACAATGTCTGATGATGTTGTACGTGAGAAAGTATTTTCTAATGTCAGTACTGGAAGTTTTTCTGTAAATAAGGTGTTTGGAATGTCGGAAGTATTATATTTTAAAAATAATAATGAGAATATGACGGCACTTCTTAATGGCATAATAAACAGCTATGACACTTTGGTTCAGACGGCTTATGAAAAGTTCTACAAATCAGGTGGCGAAAAGGGCATACTGACGATTGATGCACAAAAGATTCTGGGAGATGCCAAACTGTTAGGAAAAACATATGAAGAGATAATGGATGAGATGATGAATGTCCGCTTCAAGAAGTTCTATAATTCACGTAATGCGGTACTTCCATTGTTTAATGGTTATTCCTATGAATCGAATGGAGCTAAAGAGTCAACTAAGAAATCCACAAGCGAGTTAAAGGATTTCATAGATGTTAATGATGAGATAAAGAAAAAAGCTGCAGGAGCATTGAATATCCCATATGCGTTATATGCTGGTGAGATAGCAGATATAGATGCTCTTATGGATGAATTCATAACTATAACGATAGAGCCATTGTGCGACATATTGCAGACGGAGATTAACCGGAAACGCTCTGGCAAGGAGATACTTAATGGTACTGGTCTTAATATAGATACATCATCTATATCTTATATAGACATATTTAAGAATGCTGAAAAGTCAGACAAGCTTATATCTAGTGGACTTTACAGTATTAATGAGCTTCGCCATAAGTTGAATGAACCAGCAATAGATAGCTCTATAGGCGATACTCATTATATTACTAAAAATTATGACATTATGAAAGAAGGTGATAATGGTGGACAAGAGAAAAATGATGTTTAGACAGGAGAAGAATGATTCAGGGGCTACTAAGATATATATTTATGATAATGTAACAGCCCAGGGACCTTTTAATTGGGAGACCTGGGAGTATGATGAATCAGAAACCTCAGCAAAGCATTTTATAGGCCTGCTTGATTCTATACCAGACGGAAGCGATATAGAGCTTCATATTAATTCGTATGGCGGTGAGGTTAAAGAGGGAGTTGCTATATACAATCTTCTTAAGGCTAAACAGGCCAATAAGATATGTCACATTGATTGTTTTGCATATTCTGTTGCTTATGTAATAGCACTTGGATGTGACAAGATAATAATGCATAGGGGTTCTACAATTCTGTTGCATAATATGTGGTTGACATGCAGTGGTAATGCAACACAGCTCCGCAAGGCAGCAGATGATCTTGATGAGATGATGGCAGCTAACAGACAGATATTTCTTGAAAAGTGTAATCTGAGTGAAGATGAGCTTATAGAAATGCTTGATAAAGAAACTATATTAAGTCCTGATGAGGCACTTAAGTATGGTTTTTGTGATGAAGTAGATTCCCAGCAGCTTGTACCAGCCGAGGAAGGTGCTAGTCAGTTCAAGCAGATGTATGAACAGCTTACATCACAGATGAATTCGCAGAAGTCACTTTCACTTATGGCAGCGGAGTTTATACAGCAGGCGGCAGCAAGCAAAGAAACTATGATGGAAAAGGAAAGGCTTGAGAAAGAAAAGCTGGAAAAAGAGCAGGCTGCTAAAGAAAAACTGGAACATGAAAAGGATGAGAAAGCTTATAAAGCACTAACAGAACAGCTCTGTAGTGCTTTTTTTAGTGCGACAAGTAACGCACTAAGCAATAAATTATCATAATCAGGAGGAAAGATATGTTAAACAAAGATTTATTTCAGGCGGCAAATGCAGAGGCACTTGCCAATTTATCACAGGCACTTAAAAGTGATGATACAGAAGCCGCTACAAAGGCTATGGAAAAGTTTGGTGAGAATATAGCTAATATTATTCACGAAGAGGCAGAACGGCTTAAGGGGAATAATGATGCAGCTATTCTTGCAAGCAGAGGTGTAAGACAGCTTACAGGAGAGGAAAGAACATTCTATACAGAATTAGGCGAGGCTATGCGCGCCGGAAACCCTAAGCAGGCACTTGTGAACATTGACAAGGCTATCCCACAGACAATCATTGACACGGTTATTGAAGATATGCAGAATGCACATCCGCTTCTTAGCGTTATTAATTTTATCAACTGCCAGGGAGCTATCAAGATGATTGTTAATGCTGATAATATTGACCTTGCAACATGGGGAGCATTAACAACTAAGATATCTACAGAGCTTGCAGGTAAGATTGATGTTATGGATATGACACTTGCCAAGTTATCAGCTTTCATTCCAGTTTCCAAGGATATGTTAGATCTTGGACCATCCTGGTTAGATAACTATGTAAGAATCATCTTATCAGAAGCATGCGCCGGTGGTCTTGAATTAGGTATCTTAAAGGGTACAGGCAAGAATCAGCCAATAGGTATGTGTAAGAATCTTGATGGTTCTGTAACACAGGGGGAATATGCTGATAAAACAAAAGTGAAACTGTTAAGTTTTGATCCAGTAGAATATTGTGCTATTATAGCAGACCTTGCTAAAAAGCCTAATGAAGCAGGATACAGGGCAGTTCCATCTGTTGCATTCATATGCAATCCGGTTGATTATATAGCGAAGATAGTTCCTTGTACAACAGTCAGGGATTCTGCTGGAAACTATAAGAATAATATATTCCCTTATCCAACAACTCCTATACAGTCTATTGCACTTGATGAGGGTGAGGCTATTATTGGTCTTCCAGAAAAGTATTTTATGGGTATAGGTGCTGGTAAGTCAGGAAAGATTGAGTATTCAGATGAATATCAGTTTCTTGATGATAACAGAGTGTATCTTATCAAGATGTATGCTATGGGAAAGCCTAAGGATAATAATGCATTCAAGTATCTTGATATTTCTAAGCTTAAGCCTATTTCCCTTAAGGTTGAGGTTACTAACACAGAGGATAATCCTGTAAACACAAAGGCTAAGGCTTCTGCATAATGAATGAGGTAAATGAAAAGCTTCTGGGAGATATTAAGAATAATATAGACAGGACATGGAATGATGATGCAGCGGATAAGAAATTATCCGGCATCATCTTGCGTGGCTGTAACAGGATTAATGATATATGTGGCTGCGAGTTCGATTATGAGCAGGAGAATACAGCAAAAGAGTTATTAATCAGTTATGTTATGTATGCTCTTGCAGGAGCATTAGACGACTGGCAGAAGAATTATTCACAGGATATTAACAGGCTGCAGCTTATACAGGAGGTGAAGGCCTATGCTGACAGGGAAGCAGGCAAACAGGGAATTGTTTAACGATGGTGAACTGGATGTGTATTCTACGAATAAAAGAGTTATTGTGCAGCATAAAGCACACCTTAGATTCGGATTAAGGACAGTTGGCGTTACAAGATTTTACCAGGCTAAGATAGCGAACAGTGGTATAGACAAGCTTATAAGTGTGCCGCTTAATCCTTTTATCAACACGAATAATACACTTGTTATTATGAATGATGTGCAATATACAGTAAGCCAGGTTCAGGAGAAGTATGATACAGTTCCTCCGGCTATGTATGTAACGCTTAACAAGGCTATGCCGGAGTTTAGCAGAAAGGAAGCAACGGATGAAGGTACTTAAATCTTTTATGTATAAAAATATAGGTGCAACACAAGGAGATGATATAACTATATCTGATGATGAACTTGCAAGTGTACTTATAAGCAGGAAAATTATTGAACCTGATAAGATGATAAAAAAGAAAAATGTTCAAGTATCTGAACAAAAGCAGGAAGGTGATTCTAGTGCCGAAAACGATAAAGGTTGATGCACTTGCAAGTGAAATCATGCGTCTTCTGCACGAGTATGCCAATGATGTCACTTCTGATATGAAGAAGGATATTGATAGTGTGGCCAGAGGAACGGTTAAAAGGATTAAGGAAAAAGCACCTGTCCGGCATGATGGCAGAAAGAAAAAATATGAGCCAGGTTCTTACCGTGATAGCTGGAGAAGTACTATTGATGAAGAGAATTCATACAGGAAAAGCAGAATTGTTTATGCTGGTAAGCATCAATATTCTCTTACGCATCTTCTTGAAAATGGTCACAGGATAGTACGGCCGGATAAGACTGATACAGGCAGAAGAACGAAACCTATTGCACATATAAAGCCGGCAGAGGACTGGGCTGTTAATGAGCTTGAAATAAGAACTATAAGACGTATAAAGGAGAACAGTAATTGAGTTTTAGTGAAGTTGAACAGATGATAGCTGAACTTGGTCTGCCTTATGCATACTGGTGTTTTGATGAAGAGGAAGTACCGGCAGCACCATATATAATATATTCAATGCCGGAATCTGATAATATGGCAGCAGATGGCAGAGTTTACCAGAAGGTAAATAAGCTGTATATAGAGCTGTATGTAAGTGAAAAGAGTCCACATATAGAAGCGGCACTTGAAGAGCTGCTTGATGCATATGGACTTTTCTATAACAGGCAGGAATATTACATAGAAAAAGATAAGATGTTTGAAGAATTATATGCACTGGAGGTGTAATGATGGAGAAAGAAAATAAAGTTAAGTTTAACCTTAAGAATGTACATTATGCTAAGCTTAACATTGATGAAGAAGGAACAGTCACATATGACAAGCCTAAGGCTATTCCAGGGGCTGTAGAACTATCACTTGATGCAAAAGGTGATACAGAAGAATTCTATGCAGATGGAATGATATATTATACTTCTACAGCCAATAATGGTTATGAAGGTGACCTTGAGATTGCATTAGTTCCACCGTCTTTTGAAACGGATATTCTTAAAAATGAGCTGGATGATAATAAGGTGTCTGTTGAGAATAGCAACACAGAATCAGAGGAATTTGCTTTATTGTTTGAGTTTGATGGAGATGCCAAAGCAGTAAGACATGTACTATACAGATGCAAAGCAAGCCGCCCATCCGTGGCATCAAAAACAAACGAGGATAAGAAAGAGGTACAGACAGAAAAGTTGTCTATTAAGGCTTCGCCTCTTGCTAATGGCAATGTTAAGACTAAGACTACAGCTTCAACACCAGATGCAACATACAATAAATGGTATGAGGCTGTTTATATTCCAGTAAAGACAGGAGTGGCAGGCTGATATGATATTAAAAGAGATTGATATTGATGGAAAAAAGGTTAAATTCAGAGCGTCTGCGACAGTCCCACGATTGTACAGGCGTTTTTTTATGAGAGATATTTTTAAGGATATGCAGAAGCTTGCTGCACAATCTGAAAAAGCGAAAAAAGATGGAACAGACTTTGAGATTGATGATCTTGAAATGTTTGAAAATGTTGCTTACATTATGGCCAAACACGCAGATCCGGATATACCTAATGATCCTGATGAATGGCTTGAGCAGTTTGATACATTTTCTATATATCAGGTGTTACCGGAGATTTTAAAGCTGTGGCATCTTGATAACCTAACAACGATAGAAAGTAAAAAAAAATTAAAGCAACTAGCAGGGAAATGACAACACCATTGTTTATGTACCGATGTCTGCAGATAGGGCTTTCTATTCAAGATTGTGATTATGTAACAATAGGGCTTGTGCATGATATGTATGCAGAAAAAATGAATGATGATTATGACTGGCCAGTTGTGGCACAGCAGGAAGACTTTGACCGCTTTTAATGTTTAGCATTAAGGCGGTCTTTTTGGAGTTGGCTTATGGCGAAAAGTAGAATAGCAGGAATTACTGTAGAAATTGGAGGAGATACAACTAAACTCCAAAGTGCATTAAAAGATACGAATTCGGCAATAAAGACAACCCAAAGTGAATTAAAAGATGTTAATAAGTTATTAAAGCTGGATCCTACTAATACTGAGCTGTTAAGCCAGAAGCAGAAACTATTAAAGACTGCTATAGAAGAAACGAGTAATAAGCTTACCGCTTTAAAAGAAGCTGAGAAGCAAGCGGCAACAGAGGTAGGACAGAAGGGCAAGATAAGCCAGGAACAATATCAGGCACTCTGCAGAGAGATAGTTGCAACAGAGCAGGAGTTAAAGAATCTTACTAAAGAGAGTATGTCTGCAAATGCAAAACTTGCAAGTATAGCGGATGTTACTGGAAAGGTTGGCAAGGGAGCACAGAGTATTGGACGTAATATGTCTAAGGGAAGTGCCGCTATTATAGGTCTTGGTGCGGCGGCAGTAAAAACGACTGCTGATTTTGAAAGTTCTATGAGCAATGTTGCAGCTATATCAGGTGCAACTGGTGAGGATTTAGAAGCACTTAAGAGTAAAGCAAGAGAAATGGGGTCACAGACTAAGTTCTCGGCTACAGAAGCTGGTGATGCATTTGGTTATATGGCTATGGCAGGGTGGAAAACATCAGATATGATTGATGGTATATCTGGAATAATGAACCTTGCTGCAGCATCAGGTGAAGACTTGGCTACAACGTCAGATATAGTAACTGATGCACTTACAGCTTTCGGATTAAAAGCAGAAGATTCAGGACATTTTGCAGATGTTTTAGCAGCTGCTTCTTCTAATGCGAATACTAATGTGTCTATGATGGGTGAGACATTCAAGTATGCAGCACCTATTGCAGGAGCATTGGGATTCAGTGTGGAAGATACAGCAGAAGCTATAGGACTTATGGCTAATAGTGGTATAAAAGCTTCACAGGCAGGTACTTCGCTTAGAAGAATTATGACAGCTCTGGCAGGAGAAGTTGCGTTTGAAGGAGAAACTCTTGGTGAAGTTACAATAGCAACAACTAACGCTGATGGATCCATGAGAAATTTATCTGATATATTGTCAGACTGTAGAGCAGCATTTAGTCAGCTTTCAGAATCAGAACAGTCAAGTGCTGCAGGTGCACTTGTTGGTACAGAGGCTATGACAGGATTCCTTGCACTTATGAATGCAGCTCCTTCAGATATAGAAAAATTATCAGGAGCTATTAATAACTGCGATGGAACAGCAGAGAGTATGGCTGCTACAATGCAGAATAATCTAAATGGTCAGATTACAACACTTAAAAGCCAGCTGCAGGAACTTGCTATAAGTATGGGTGAACTTTTAATGCCAAGTATATTACAGATAGTACAAGGCATTATGAGTGTTGTATCACAGTTTAATGGAATGTCAGAAAGCTCTAAGCGGCTCATAGTTAATATAGCATTAGTAGTGGCGGCGATTGGACCGGCACTGATAATATTCGGTAAGATAGCAACTGGAATATCGTCAATTATAAGTCTTGTGTCTACCATTATTCCAATAATAACGACATTGATTGGAATAATAACAGGAACAAGCGGCGCTGTTGCTGGATTGTCAGGTGCACTGGCAGTACTTACAGGACCGATAGGACTTGTTATAGCTGCTGTTACGGCGGTAATAGCTATAATAACAGCTTTATATTTTAAGTGTGATGATTTCAGGAACTTTATTAATACGAAATTTACGGAATTAGCATCATATCTGAAAGCATTTTTCAATGGAATGATAACGGCTATACAGTCATTCTGGGAGACAATAGAACCAGTGATTATGACGGCTTTAGAAATTATTAAAGGTGCTATTTCTGTATTCTGTGAATATATTAAGCTCGTTATATCATTGTGGATATCGACAATATCAGCAATTATAAAAGCTGCACTTGCAATTATTCAAAATGCAATTAGTTCAGTACTTGGTGTTATACAAGGTATTGTGGAAGGAATTATGCATACCATACAGGGAATTATAGATGTTGTTATGGGTGTGATTACTGGAGACTGGGACAGAGCATGGCATGGCTTGCTTGAAATAATTGGTGGCATCGTTGAAGGTATAGGAAGTGTTATTGGTAATATGGTTTCATTTCTTTACAATACATTCGGTGATCTGGTTGATATAGCTTTCTCATGGGGTTCTGATATGATAAGTGGTCTGATTGATGGTATCTGGTCTATGCTTGGTGCGGTTGGAAATGCAGCCAAATCAGTAGCAGAGAAGATAACAAGCTTCCTGCATTTCTCACGTCCGGATGAAGGGCCTCTTAGAGATTATGAGGAATGGATGCCTGACTTTGTTGGCAGAATGGCAGAGCAGATTAACCAGCAGAAGCATCTTATATCTGATGCAGCCATGGAACTAGCCACTAATCTTAATATAAGCGGTATGGTTGCTTCTGGTTCACAGGGCAGCCAGACAACAAGCAACAATACACAGATTAACTTTAACGGAAACTATAATTTTAAGGATAAGGCAGATGTTGATTACTTTATGAATCAGGCTGCATTGAAGTTGGTGATTGATAGATGATAGTGAATAAAAGTAATGCAAATATTGACTTACGAAAGAAAAATAAAAATGTTACGTGGCTTAGCCAGACGGTTAAGCCACGTAATGTTATAACTTATGTTGACTGGTTGGAAGAAAGCTTTCTTCCAGCAAAGTCAAAACCTAACAGGTACACAGATTTTGAGATATGTATAGAAATGCTTGTTAAAGGTAAAAGCAAGGAAGAGTGTGAGCTTACTATGAGTTCTATAATGAGTGATTTTGACTCTGGAGAGCTGCAGCTTGATAATATGAATTTTACATATGACTTTGACTTTAAGAGCGAAGATAGGGAGCTTGTGAAGCGGTGGCTATATAGTTATAAGATTAATCTTAATGCGTATAGCAAGAAGGGAATATTACGTACTGTAGAATTTACCGGAAAAGAAAAAACGCTTGTGATGGAAGGCACTGCGAAGTCGCCAGCGATTGTAACGATTACACCTGATATAGCATTAGTAAGTCTTACTGTAGCTGGTTTAACTGATGAAGCTATAACTATTAAGGATATAGCCAGAAATGCAAAGGTTGTGATTGATGGCCAGAACTGCATGATTACAGAAAATGGCAGGAATATACTTGATAAGACTGATTTGTGGGAGTTTCCACGGTTAATGCCTGGGAAAAATATTATTACACTTGATAATTCGTGTAGTGTGAAGATTGATTATAGGGCATTTTATAGATGATTTAAAAATTGGAGGATAAGTGATGAACATAAAATTAGGAGAAGTAGTTGATTATGCAGTTAAATTAAAGGAACTTTCACATAAGAGGTTGCCTGTTAAGATAAGTTATGCAATAGCGGTTAACATGAAATTGCTTATTAATAAAGCAGATGACATAGATGAACAGCGTAAAAAAATCTTAACAGAAAAATGTGAAAGAGATGAGCATGGAGAGCCTAAATTAAAGGAAATTGTTGAAAAAGACGAAAATGGAGAAATTATAAGAAAAAAGGAATCTGAAAAAAGATATAAATATGTGTATGAAGATAAGGAAGATGAATACAAAGCTACAAACGCAGTTAAAGAGCTAATGTACATAGAGGAAGATATAAAGATTAGAAAGATTAAGTTTTCTGAATTGGAAAAGTGTGATTCTGATGATTATGACAGGCTTACTGGAAATGATATAGAATCGTTATTGTTTATGCTTGAGGATTAGAAAAGTAATGAAGAGATAAGGAAAGGAGCGGTACATGTTACGATATAAAGATAAAAACGGCATAGTATCGCCGCTTACACAATATAAGGATTTATATATCGAAAAAGTACTTGATTATGGCGATAAAACACTTGGGTTCAGCGCTGATCAAAGTGTTGTGAATAAGATTGAGCTTGAAGATTATATAATAACCAAGACTGATGAATATGTTATAAAACAGATAAATGACTCTGATAATAATTTCTATGACATAGTTGCGAAGCTTAATATTGATGCGCTAGAAGGTAATGCAATACAGAAATTTGAAACTGTAGAGCAGACAGCCCTAAATACTGCTAATCTTGCCTTGGCAGGAACCGGCTGGACTTGTGAATGTGATATTAAAAAGAAACGTACTGTAAGAATGACTAATAGTTCATCCTGGGACATTCTTAAAAAGATTGCAGATACATTCAGGCTTGAGATGACTATAGATTCACTGAATAAGAAAATTGTTTACAAGGAGAAAATAGGAGAAGATAAAGGTTGTTATTTTTCTGATCAGCTTAATCTTGTTTCATTAAGCAGTCAGTCAGATACTACGAATTTTTATACAAGAATTCTTCCAATAGGTAAAGATGGTCTTACTATAGAATCTGTGAATAATGGTAGTAAATTTCTTGAAAATCATACTTATAGTGCAAAGAATAAGACGTATATATGGAAAGATGAAAGATATACGGTACCTGAATCTTTAAAAGAGGATGCGGCAGCTAAGCTTGAAGAGCTAGCTTGTCCTTATATATCTTATAGTTGTAAGCTGATTGACCTGGATAATTCTTGTGATGTTGGTGATGTTATTACGATTATTAATAAGCAGAAGCATACAAGAATAAAGCAGCGCATAGTTAAGCTGAAGCATTATCCAGATAATCCGGCAGATGATACCTGTGAGATATCCAACCTGAAGCTTTCGTTTTCTTCATATGTGCAGAAATATAATAATACAACTGATACGGTTGATAATATTACAAATGACAATGGTACTGTTGATGGTGATTGTATTGATAATATTGATGCATCTAAAGTTCTTAATATTGATACAGTTATTGCAAATAATGCTGAGTTTGTAAATACAAAGACAAAGGTACTTGAAGTTGAACAGAGCATGATGGCCACAGAAGCAAAGATAGGTACATTGGAAACAACAACTCTTAAAAGCGCTGAGGCAGAGATTACATATGCAACGATTGAGAGCCTTAAGTCGCTTAGCGGTGAATTTGCAGATTTAAAGGCAACTGACTTTGAAGCGATAAAAGCAAGTGTTAAGGACCTGAATGTTGATGTTGAAAAGGTGAATACTTTGTTGTTTGGTTCTGCCACTGGCACAACTATAACAACGGATTTTGCGAATTCGGTTGTATCTGTAATTGGTGATGCGCAGATCACAAGCGCTATGATTAAAGAACTGGCATTTGATAAGCTTACTGGTATAGATATTAACACAACAGTAATGAATGTGCATAGTGAGGATGGCAAGTCTATCTGGAAGGATAATACTATTCAGATAAGAGATAGGGACCGGGTACGGATCCAGCTTGGTAAAGATGCAGCCGGTGATTATAATATTTACATTTGGGATAAAAATGGAAATCTGATGTTTGACCCGCTTTATGGCATTCAGGAATCCGGAATTAAGAAAGCAATTATCAGAAATGATATGGTATCTGATAATGCCGCCATATCCGGAAAGAAGCTGGATATAGATAGTGTATTTAGTGTTATGAATGCAGATAAGAGCAATACTTTTAATGCAAGCAAGATACACGTAGATACAACAGACCAGACGTTAGAGAGCACATTTCAGACTATTAACAGTTACATTGATGGTGGTTCGGAGGCCTGGGGTTCTACTATGCTGCAGGCAAAGACATTCATAGAGCATAAGTTATGGTGGACGGATATTGATGAGGAAGGCAATTCTGTAAAAAGCAAGTTTAATGATGTTAAGACAACATTAGACAGCTTTAAGATAGATATGTCTGACGTTACTAAGCAGCTAAGCGGTACATTTGAGATATATGATGTTACAGGGGCTCCTAACTTGGACAATTATCCGGCAACAGAATTCTTTGTGCCGGTATATCCGGCAGAAGACTGGTATCCTCTTGAAACAGATACGTGGCAGTACACACAGGAAGAGTATGCTAAGCACGCTGGAGCTATTGCTTGTATGAAAAGTGCAGGCAGGTATTGGAAGTTCCTCAGACAGTCGAATGGCAAATACGGCTGGACGGAAATATCTTCAAGTGAGACAGCTTATATGCTTAATAAGCATATAGCTTTTCAGGTTGCTATTGATGGAATTACGTCAGAGGTAAGCAAGGTTAAGGTTGATATCAGAGATAATTATTCAACAACTACTCAGATGATTAGCAGAATCGTTCAGGAGATTAAGGATGATAAATCAACAATAAGCTCTTCACTGCAGGCGACTTATGCAACACAGAAGTATGCTGATGATGCAGCCAATGCAGCAACATCTGGGGCTAATAATTATACTGATAATGTTCTTAAAACGTATTCGACAACTGCAGATATTATCCAGGCTATTTCACCTGGGAAAACAAGTATATCGGCGGCAGTAACTGCCAAGCTGGGGGATTATGCTACATCTGCAAGCCTTGAAGCATACATTAAGAAAGACCCAGCAACAGGCGAGCTTAAGTCTGCTATAGAAGCTATTGCAGACGATATAACTCTTAGTGCTAAAGGCTCAATCAATATTAAGGGAAATAAAAAAGTCAGTATTAGTGGTGACTCGTTTTCTCTCACTTCCACAAATACAACAATTTCAGAGGCAGGCAATATTGTCTGTCATAATTTTATTGCAGACTTTGGCAAAATTGGAAGTTGGAGTATAAGCGAAAGTAAGTTGGGAACAGTATATAGTCCGGATGATAATAAGTTATATATGATTGACTTAAGAGTTCCGGACGATATAACGCCTTATGTTATGTCAGTCATTCCTGGAACTAAAACAGAAGGATATAGCAAGCAACCAAACTACTATTTATCGCCAACAGGCTATTTATATGCAAAAAATGCAGATATTGGGGGAACTATTCGTGCAACACTAGGAAGTGTGGCTGGCTGGAGCATAAGCAGTTCATTGAACACTACTAAGAACGGATATATACCGCCAAACATTAAACAGTTAAATGCAGTAAGGACAGCAATAAACAACAATTCAACTGGTAGCTTAGACAAGAGTTTATATGATTTTAATGGCGATGGTGCGATTGATTTGATAGATTTTGTAAAAATTAAACGTCTGATGGCAGGACTTGAAGAATTCAATACCTCAACTTCACCTATCGCTAAAGCAAGTTCAATTACGGCTAAAATAGATCCGAGCAATGCTAGTAGAATAATAGATATTTCAGCCACAGATATGTGGGGATATTTAAGGCACACGTATTTAGGAATTGACGGATTAAAAACTGAAAAGGTTGTTGTAACTTTTGGTGACACAAATTCGACAGCGGAAACCAAGACCATTATATATCCAGACAGAATAGAATTTACTAAAAACGGCAATTCAACTTGTAGGATTGAAAGCGATGGGAATAATATTAATATTTACAACCCAAATGGGCAAAGAGTATCATTTCAATCCGATGGTAACTTAGTTACTTATGATTCAAGTGGAACAGCCTATTGGGCAAGCGGAACACCATAACAATTAAGGGCATCTTCGGATGTCCTTTTTTAGTAGAAAGGAGACAGTTATGAATTTTATAGAATATGTTAAACAGATATGGAAAAATGGACCAAGTGGAAGTACTCCCTGGAGTGCTGCAAGGCTGAATCATATTGAGGATGGAATTAAGAATAACAATAGTATGATAAGTGAGCTAAACAGCAATATAACAACAACGTGCGAAAATGCTATCATAACATACGCACCTGCTTTAGCACTGGTAAATATAATGCCAGTTAAACTAACCAACACTGTAGCAATTAGGAGTTGGACAACAGTCGCAACTCTGCCTGAGGAATATAGACCGAGTAAAGTTATAAAATTTCCTGTTACAGTATATAATCCGGCGGGGCTTGTGGCATATGGACAATTAACACCTGTTGGTGCATTACAAATTTATAGTGATACGGAAATTAAGGTAAATCAAGGAATAACATATTACAATTTCACTTATTTTATTTAAGTATCAAGTAAAGTAAATTCAAACCCATTTTTATTGAATTCATAGAATGCGAAATTAACAATATTAGGACAGTTATTAGTAACGAAAAAATCCATATCGCCATCTTTTCCATATTCCCATAAAATATATGACGAACTTAAGATTGGCGTTATATGGTAGCGTGCTGAACTTCCAGTGCTGCTGCGGCTTGTACAATAGCACAAGCCGCAGCAGCACTTAGTGTTCCTTGTACAAATGCAATTCCCCCCAAAATACTGTTTCCAGGAGCTTTTGTTGAATGCACTCTTAATTTTTTTCCTATTGGAATATTAGTTATATGTTTATTGAAGATATTGCTGTTTAGGAAACATAAGAACATATTTTTTAGAAAAATTAAATAAGAAATCTCCAGGCGTGGCTTTAAAATTTTTATTAAGGTTATGCCTGTTAATCATACATTTTGCACCTTAAAAGGTGCTTTTTTATTATCAATAATTTGCTCTTTTAGAGCTGATTATAAATATTATCCAAGGAGGACAAAGACATGTTAGAAATGACAAAGAAAATTATCCTGTCGGGCACAATCAAAACCGGTACAGGAACAGACAGCAAGCAGGTTATGTATTGCAATTCTTCATTATCAGAAGATGGAGGAATTAGCATTACAAAGACTATTCAGAGTTCGTCTGTGTATTACGCAGATAAGGCAGCTTATGATGAAGAGATCACAGCATTTGATAATAAGTTTGATGAGCTTGTTAGAACTGCATACGTAGAGAAAGAGGAAACGGCAAAAGCAAATGATTCAAAGCAGACAACAGAAGAAACCAAGGAGGATAAGTAGTTATGATGACAATGAGAGAAATATATATAGCGGCCGCACATAATAAGTTGATTCAGTTGGTTATTATAGCAGTAATTATTGATACGATATTTGGAGTATTAAGATCAGTTAAAGAACACAAGTTTAACAGCTGCTTTGGCATCGATGGCGCAATAAGAAAGTGTGCAATGGTTATATCAATAATGCTACTTGTAATTGTAGATTACATAACAGGTTTTAATATGATTGGATTCCTACCGGAGGAAATAAGACAGCATATCGGAAATAGTATCGGAATCTCAGGATTTATTGCATTGCTCTATATAGCATATGAAACTGTAAGTATATTAAAAAATATGGCATTATGCGGTTTACCTGTTAAAAAATTGTGGCTATATGTTAAGACGTTTCTTAGCAAGTATACTGATGAACTGCCAGATGATGATGAGCTTGCAGAGGACAAGGCAGTACCAGAGGTAAGTAACAATAAAACATATATTAACTAATGAGCACATGTAGTAATCGCTATGTGTGCTATTTTTATGCGCACATAGCGGAAATATATAAAAAGAAAGTGAGGAATAAGACTATGAAAAAAGGAATAGACATAAGCAGACACCAGGGAGAACTTGATTTTGATTACATTGCAGCTAACTTTGATTACGTGATTATCCGCTGCGCCTATGGCAATGACTTAAGCGAAGATGATAGTGAGTGCAGCCAGTGCGATAGCATGGCACAGACATATATAGATGAATGTGAGAAGAGAGGTATCCCATACGGATTATATATTTATCAGTATGCAGGAAACAATGATGAATCATTAAGTGAAGCTGCGCACATCAGAGAGTGGTATAACAAATGTAATCCAACAATGGGATTATATCTCGACATAGAGGATGCAGACGGATATAAGGCTGAAAATGGCATTGATTACCATTATACACAGGAGCTTGCACTTATATGGCTTGATGCATTATCCGATATTACTGCAAAGGGTATCTATGCAAGCCATAGCTGGTTAAATGAATATATGAATGTAGATGAACTTGTAGAGCACGGTGCTCTTATCTGGGAAGCTCATTGGAATGATGATGGTGAGATATGTGAAGATAAATTTGCTATATCACAGGAAAGCAGTGATTATTATCTTAATGATGGTACAAGGGTAGATTTTGACATTATGCGTGATGACGTCTTTGACAGACTTATAAAAGCAAATGAATATGATCACAGAGATGACATTGAAGGCAATGATAATTCAATCTCAGATAATAATGCTGAAATTGATGTAGTTGATACAGAGCAGTTACAGTATCAGATTGGAGATTGCGTTGAGTATAATACAATATATGCTTCATCAACATCAGAATCCGGACTTACACCATCAGAGGGATTTAATAGTGGAATAATAACAAGAGTTATTCCTTGGGCAGCCAATCCTTACTTAATCAATGATGGAACCGGTTGGGTAAACGATGGCTGTATTACATCAAGCGACAATTCAGCTAATGAGGACAATGAAGAAGTTGAAAATGGTGAATCTGATATAAAAGCTGGCGATAAGGTAAGGGTGCTTCTTAATGTAAACTATGATACAGACCAGGCATTTACGCTTTATTATGATGAGTATGATGTTATCCAGGTCAATGGAGACAGAGCTGTTATCGGTATTGGCAATACTGTAACAAGTGCAATAGATGTACATAACATTGAAAAAGTCTGA